CCCGAACGCCGCCGCGAAGGAGCAGTTGGCTGCCGCCCTCGGGGCCACCGAGGTCGACCAATGACTGGACTGCTCGGCGACTACGTGCGCGAGTTGATCGACGGCTCGATGCGCGAGAGTCCCCGGTCGCTATTCGCCCGCACCAAACTCGGCGTCTCCGACATCGGCCACTGCCACGAGTACGCCCGCCGCGTCATCGTCGGAGCAGAGCGCGACCAGGGACAGGACAACTACCTGGCCGCGTTCGTCGGCACCGCTGTCGGGGCTGCCCTCGAGGCCGAGTACGCCAAGCGCATCGACACCGCCCTCATCCAGAGTGAGGTCGTCGTCAAGTTGGACGTGTACGACTACCGCCTGCGTATCCCCGGCCACCCGGACGTGGTGGACGAGGCCAACGACCTGGTCATCGACTTCAAGACCGTCGATGGCCTGGGTGTGCCCCGCAACACCGGAGCCACCCAGCAGCAGAAGTTCCAGGTGTCGCTGTACGCCAACGAACTGATCGCCCAGGGCACGCTCACCCCGCAGTGCACCTGTGCGGTGGTGTTCGTCGACCGGTCCGGGCGTGACCCGGAGGTCATCGTCGATGAGTGGACCTACGACGAGGGCATCGTCGAAGAGGCCGAGAGTTGGCTGTCCGACGTGATCTACGCGGTGGTCAACAACGAGGAAGCGTCCAAGGACAAGCCGCGCTCCTGGTGCTTCGCCTGCTGCGAGTTCGCCCCGTCCTGTCGTGGCCTGGACACCGACGTGTCCGGACTGATCACCGACCCCATTGCCCTGGATGCCATCCGGGTCTACAAAGAGGCAACGGAACGCGAGAAGGCAGCACGCAAGGACCGCGAGTCCGCCGAGTCTGTTCTGCATAACGTCTCAGGCATGACCCCCGAGTGGAACGTGCGCTGGGTCGAGGTGCCGGGTGGGCACGTCGAGTACGACCGTCGGTCCTACCAGCGGCTGACCATCTCGCCGAACCGTCCCCCACGCCGGCGAGCCAAGGAGGCCAAGGATGAACGAGGACCCGTGCGGGACGGTGCCGATGTTTGAGGTTCCGAAGCGGTATCGACCTCCGACCAGGACGCCGAAGAAGGCGGTCTCGTGGCGGTCCTATGTCGGGGCCAAGACGACATGTGACGACTGCGTCCGCGAACTGAACCGGGGTGAGGGGTCCCGGCTCGAGCACGCCCACCTGATGCGGGTCACCGCTGAGGGCCGGGAGTACCTGTGTTACCAGCACGCCTATGACCGAAAGGCGTCCGATGCCGCTGCCGGTGTCCAGTGACTGGTCGCCAGTCCTGATCCGACACCTGCACGACAAGTACGAGCGCATCCCGAATCACACCGTCCGTCTGACGGATTGGGACTCGCCGCAAGGCCAGGAGTTCTGGCGCTTCGTTGACCTCTGCCTAGCCAACGGCGTGCCCCTGCAGGTCATCGGCGAGACGCTCGGGATCACCAATATCCAGATGCGACACACCCTGTATGGAGGATGAGATGTACGTGGTGAAGGGCACGCGAGTTCCGGATACGAAGCGCAAGCCGGGGAAGAATCCGTGCGGACGGTGCGGCCGTCCGCTGGCCTACCGGAACGGCCTAGGTACCGGCATCTGCAAGGACTGCCGCGAGGACAAGTGGTACATGGCGAAGGTGGTCGGCAAGTGAAGCCGACCTACATCTTCGGAGCACTCATCATCCTCGTCTCCTGGGCCATCGGGCTGACCCTGCTGATCGCGGAGCACGCGAAGTGACGGGCGTGGGTGTCATCAACTACATGAACGTCTACTGCCCGACCTGCGGCCAGCAGCTGGACGTGAAGATCGAGCTCGAGCACGCCACCGGGTACACCGCGCTGAACGGCATGAGCGCGGTACTGGTCCAGTTCAAGGAGCAGCGGGTGATGCACTCATGTCCGAAGCCGCTGCAGGACAAAGTTGTCCAGTGACTGGATAGGCTCGATCTGACGGACGGCCTCCTAGGGCCTGGTCGCCCGTAGCCACCGGCCCCCTCTCCCCCCGTGGGAGGGGGCCGGTCCTAGGTCATCTTGAGCATCCGGGCACAGTTGACCGGACCGTTCGGACTCTGCACGAACAGGTACTTCTCGTCGGCACCGAGCGTGTCGCCGGTCTTGTACTCCCGCCACACCTCGCCAGTCGTGATGTCCTGCACGTAGAACCGCTGGTCGAAGTGGTCGTCCGGGTTGCCAATGATCAGCCACTCGTTGCTCGGCAGCCACACCCGGAGCCGGCCGATGAGGTCGTAGTTCGGCGTCTCAAGGACGGCCCAGCGGTACTGCGCGGGGAACCTGATGCCCATGACACCGTCAGCCCCCGAGCTACCTCCGAAGTCCCATGACCCTCCGAAGAGGGTACTGGTGGGGTGAAACGGCCAGTACACGTCGCCTGCACCACCAGGCCGGTTAGACCACGCATTGTCCGTCGTGTAGTACGTGGACTGTGGGTCCACGTAGGTAGATAGCCCCAGCCACTTGACGTTGTTGAAGATGTCGTCATCCGCTGCGTCGAGTTCGCCCTGGTTCGGATACTCGGCCCAACCCGAAGGCGTCGAGTCGGACCCGGAACCGGGAGGAACCGAACGACTCATCAGAGCCTCGCCCTTGCCGTGGATCCACTCTTCACGGATCGTATTGTCCAAGCCCCCGGTCACCGGGTCTGGCTCCGACCACACGAGGTTCATGTAGACCGTGCCCTCAAGGTCGATCGAGTTCGACCACGACAGTTGATGGTGGACGTAGAGCTTCAGCTTGCCGGCCTCTCGGTCGTTGATGCCGCTGACGGGCTCTCCCGCGTCGTTGCCGTACTGAATGAACATCTTGGTTGAGTAAGGAGAAGAGTCGTCAAAGAGATTGGCGCTGGGGGAAATGCCATGAGCAACCTTCCAGTCACGCACACCATTGGTCTCCTGGTAGTACTGAGCCGGCTGATACCAGCGGTGAGCCTTGTTCCAACCACCGTCCGATCCACCAAAAATGTCAGGTCTCTGAACACCGACCAAACCCTCGAAGTACCAGATTTCATAGTGGACGTTGCCGTCCATGCCGCCGCCCGGCCCTTCCAGCGACCACGTGCCGCCGCCCCAGTTACTCCACGCTCCGAGAGAAGAGTAGGCGTCTGGCGGGCTGGGTCCGCCACCGTCCGGCACCGGAGCGCCCGTGTCGGCAATGGCGTCACGGACAGTGGAGTAGAGGTCCTCCATGAAGGCGTGAGCCCCTACTGAACTGGTGAATGGGCCTGCGGCGTACCAGGCCATGCCAGGGCCTTTACCTGCCGACCACGCTGCGCCCGGATGGCGCGAGCCGAGGGCGGTGCCCCACATCTGGTCTGCGGGGGCGTCGAGGCCGTTGTCGTAGTAGGGCGTCGTGGCGAACCACTCACTCCAACCCCAGCCTGGATCATCTGGCTGCGTGACACCCCACTTGATGTCACCGAACTGCCAGGACTCGATCGAGACCAGGAGCGAGTCTCCCGGGCTCACCATGACACCTACCCAGCCAGCGCCGTAGATGGTGCCCTGCTGATACTCACCTGTGTTCTGGTTCGTGACCGTGATCCGCCAGTAGGCGTTGTCGTCTGGCGGCACGTCCATCGTCACGTTGTAATTCCCGCTGATGCCGGCCGGGACCGTCACGGTGTAGTAGAGGACGGGGTACTCCGAGTTGTAGTCACCCGTGGTCAGGTCCTCTGTGAGTCTCTGAGGGAGTGGGATCGCCGTCTCCGGTGTGGTGTTAGGCGGCAGCGGCTCGAGTACCCACGATAGTGAGCCGTTCGCGTAGGCATAGGTGGACTCCGGCACGCTCTGGCCGATGGTGATGTAGTAAGTCGTGTCCGCCTTCGCGATCACCGCGCTCGTCACGCCGTCGTCGTAGATTCCGAACTTGTAGTCACCCGCGCCAGGGCTCGGCGGTGGCGGCCCCTGGTAGCACTCCGCCCAACTCAGCGGCGGATCACTGGTGTCGAAGGTGAACTTGATGATCACGTCCTCAGTCGGAGTAAAGACGTACCACAGGGAACGGTTCGCGTCTCCGAGGTACTCATCCGGATCAGGGCTGAGGTATCTCGAGCCATAGGCGCCTGTGTTGTCCCAGTCGGTCGAGCCAGCAGCCGTGACATCGAGTTCCTCCGCGCTCGCCCAGTCGTCATTCGCCTGCGGCGTAGCCCTGGTGATCGCTCGGTAGTGCAGGGTTCCCGTGACTGGGTCAGCGCCGCGTGGGTTGATCTGGCAGTAGATGTCCTCGCCGTCAGGCGACATGGCCTCTGCGCCCGAGACCACGCCACCGGCGTTCGTCCACGTGAAAAGGTCCAGCGCCTGCGGATACAGGCCGCTGGCGAGCGGCCCTCTGTAGGTACTGCCCGCCACCCAGCCACCGAACGGCATCGTTCCCGAGTTGCTGGAATCATCGAACCAAAACTGGTAGACCTTCGTCGGGTCCGGGCTCTCGATGACGAACCACAGCGGAGCCGACATAGGGTCCACATCGTAGGTCGTGTCGCCCATGTCAAGGACGATCGCGTCGTCGATAGTGGAGTGAGGCTCCACCTCCCACGCCAGCGTTCCGGATGAGTAGCCCGTACTCGCCGGATTTGTCGCGAAGTCCTCATAGATTTCCGCGTACCACGTCTGTCCAGCGTTGAACGGATAGACCACCGACTGTCCGGAAGTCGAGAAGGTCGCGATGAAGAAGCTCTCGCTCAGGAGTAGCCTGCATCGAGCCCGAACGTTGTCCGACGTCCAAGTGAACCTGACGTACTTCGCCACCGTGGGCGTCCACTTGTACCACACGGAGCGAGGACGGTCTGTGACGCTCTGGAACGAAGGGAGCGTTATGGCGGTATTAACTCCGGGCCGGGCGTACTGCGTGCTCCAACTTACCGAGTCCGGGCCAGCCTCCGGGTCGAAGGAGATCGCGCCTGCTGGCAGGTCGTTAGCCGGCGCTGAGTGCACTCCGAGTGACGTGCGAGTGATGGTGATTTCAGTAGCCGTGGAACTAGAGTTGCTAACTTGGAAGCCGACCTCCATCCCCGACGGCACCTCTAGTTGGTAGCCGTTCACGGCTGACCAGTTGTGCACGAATCCACCAGAGCCCGACGCTAGCGAGGTTCTAGCGAACAGGCTGATCGTGATGTTGCCGAGTAAGGTCCCGCTCACGAGTGCGGCTGAGAAGTAGATCAACTCTCCGGCTGTCACGCCGTCCAGTCGGATGTAGCGCTCGCCTCCGGTCACGAAGGCGACGCCCGTTACCGACGTGTCTCCGTCGCCGGTGCTGACGATCGGGTCTGCGAACGATCCTCCAGGCACTACGGACCCAGCCAGACTTGGCCGACACGCGGCGAGGTGGGCTCAGTCATGTCCACCGCGAAGTGGATCACGCTGCCCTCAATGTCGATGTTCGCGCCCTCCGTGTACGCGCCGCCGCCACCCCCGGTGTTCCACGAGTCGGTCGGGAACTCGCCGTACGGGTAGTCGGTGCCGCCGCCGTAGTAGGACGTGTCGCCACCGGACCCGCCACCGGACCCGCACTCCCCGGTCAGCGGGTTGACCACGCCGTCGGAGTTGCGCCGGCGCTCGAGACTGGTCACTCGCCGCTCGAAGTCCTGCAGCAACTGAGCCATCGAGACGTTCGCGTCACCGCTAGCCACTGTCACCACTCCCTGCTTCGTCGAGAGCCACCGTGCCCGGTGCGGGACTCATCGTGACCGTGATGGTCTCAGTGCCGTCCCGGTACTCGAAGCCTACGGAGTCGAGTTTCTGCTCCTGGGACACCTTGCGGCAGGTCCGCCCCGCCGACAGCGGCATCCGCACACCGGGGACCAGGTCGTTGACGGTCAGCACGGTGTCCGGGTTGATCGTGGAGTTGTCCGGCACCCGCACCACCAGCGGGGTCGGGTACCGGTTGTTGAGGTTGCGGACCGCCTGCTCGCCCATCTCGGCCATACCCTGCGCGTCGCTACCCTCGGCCGCGCACTGCAGGGTCTCGGCGATGGAGTAGGAGGTCTCGAGCATCTCCCACTCCCCGTAATACGGGGTCGCGCCCTCGTCCACCTTCTTGGCCGACCAGTGCCCCAGCCCGTCGGTGACCGCCGAGTAGGTGCACAAGTTCATCCCGTACTCGGTGACGATAATGTCGCCAGCGAAGTCGGCATCAGTCACCTGGGCGGTCCGGCCGAGAACGTAGTCCACGTCGAACACGATGATCGACCGGCCGATGACGGTGTAGTCGACGCCGGACTTGGCGGCCATCTCGTCGATTTCCTCGAACGCGGTTTTCTCGTAGGGCAGCGTGTTGCGTGAGGTGCCAGCAGTGTCGGCGTCAGTGATGATGTTGATGTACGGCACCACGTTGATCGGCGGGGTCTGCGCTTCCTTCCGAGCCAACTCGCCGGTGAGGATGTTGCCGATCCGGTTAGTGGCGAAGTCGATGTTCGGGTAGGCGTTGTTGTACGGGTTCCGCATGATGGTGCGGTACACGTAGTGCATCACGTCGTGGGCTTCGATTTCCACGTAGGACGGGTGGTACCCGACCCGGACGATGGGACCTTCCCATATCCGCACCCCGTTACGGACCACCACCAACTCCATCCGCCCGCACCGTATCTGCGCCATGTCGGCACAGCAGTCCACGTCCTCGGTGCTGACGTTGATGTTGCAGGTGCTGATGGCGTCCCGGACGCGGGTGTACTTGAGGGTGTAGTACGGGATGATGTCGAAGAGCTTCGTCCCACCACCACGGTCGTAGACGTGCAGCGAGATGCTCTCGCAGTTCAGGCTCATCGGCGGTCCACAAGGGTCAGGTCCACGTCGAGCGCACCGCTCGAAGCCCCCTCCAAGTAGATGATGTAGCCCGGCCCACCGCCGTACATCACCGGCCATTCCAGGGCCAGCGGCTCGAACGGGTCGCCGGACACGGCAGGCACCGACTCGGGTGGGTAGAGCAGGTGGTTGGTCTGGATTTCCAGTGACTGGCCAGACACGGTGACCGTGGTGTAGGCCCGGCGCACCGACGCATCGACCCGAAACTGTCGGCCCGCCGCAATGCTGGCAATGAGCATGTTGCCGACCGTCCCGCAGGCGTTCAGGCTCGAGGCGTCCGACTCCCCCTCGGCCAGCGGCCAGACCCGGAACCACAGGTTCGACACCGTCGAGGCGGCGTTGATTCGCAGGATCGGGAAGGTGGCGCGGGAGATGTTCAGGTCGTCGCCAGGGATGAACCAACCGATCCGCTGAGTCCGGCTATCCGTCGAGTAGCAGGAAGGTACGTAGGGCGCCCTAGGCGGGGCAGGGACGGGCGGACAGGCCGGGTCGGTTATCAGGGAAAGGGGCGGCGGTGCGGTGCACGTGTAGGCCGGCATGGACCCGCTGGACAGGGTGGACGCCAGCGGGTCGGTCTCCCGTCCGTAGACGTACGGGTCACCGGCAGCAAAACCGAACTCGACCTGCAGCAGCGACGAGTTGTGGGCGTCGTACTCCTGCAGCACCGTCGGGCCGGTGATGCACACCGCGTCCCGGATCACCCGGAAGTAACTGGCCTCTTCGGTTGCGTCACGCGGGCACGCCTCGTAGAAGGTCAGGTCCGCCCGGTCCGACCCGCACTGCGCGTTCACGTCGATGAAGTCGGGGGCGGTGAATGCCGGGTCCTGTCCAATGACTGGACCCCGAGCCTGGGCGTTGAGGGTGGAGCGCAGCCAGTCCATCCCGTACTCGACGCCACGGTCGGAGTTGCCGACGATCAGCGCCGTGAACCGGACCTCCCGCACCGGCCGGCGCACCCGCGAGATGAACCCACCGTCAGTGTTGCGCTGGGTGACGATGGCTTCCCGCTGATCGTCCTCAAGACCGGTCGAGGTCAGCGGCAGGATGCCCACGAAGTCAGCCGACTCGGGGTGCTCGGTGCTGTACCAGGGGGCCGGGTCGGTGGCCGGGGTGTCGTACGTCCCATCACCGATCAGGTCGGGGATGTCCGGGCAGGTGGCGCAGTTCCGCATGATCAGAGTGCGGGTCAGGTTGGAGGCGTAGGCCGTGGTCCGGTCCGCGTTGAACACCTCGCGGTCCCCGTAGGTCAGGTATCCGATGTGGGTCATGCCACCTCCTACGCCGCAGGCACGGACAGGGTCGAGCCGTTGACCGCGATCCGGTCAAGCAGCGACTGGGCCACAATCTCCGGGTCCGAGAACGGCGACAGCAGAGTGATCGCACCGGGGGCGATGTTGACGTTGCCCGGCGTGCCAGCCACACCACCGCGAGCGAAGCTGCTCGTCTTGTTCTGCGCCATCGCCGACAGCCAGCGCACCGACGGGTCCACCTGGGACAGCGGCCGGTTCAGCGGCACGACCGCCTCCGGTCCGGCCTCACCGATGACCGCGCGGGTCGGCCCGTAGACCATGCCGCCGCGAGCCAGGTAGCGCAGGAACGGCAGGTCGAACGGGGAGAAGTCGTTGAAGCCCCGGATGAACTCGTTGATGTTGGCGATGATGTTGTTGATGACGCCCTTCATGTGCTCGGCGATGCCGTGCCCGATGTTGATGGCCAGCCGAACGAACGCCGTCTGGATAGTGGCAGGCAGGCCCGCCAGCCACGGCTGGGCGACGGTGTTCCACCAGTTCACGACGCTGTTCCACGACGAGACGAACCAGTCCTTGAGCCAGGTGATGTTGCCGAGGACGAACTCCTTGGCCTGGTTGGGCAGGGACTTGATCCACGGCCAGACCGTGTCGGTCCACCACTTGATGGCGTTGTTGTAGGCCGTCATCCACCACTCTTGAATCCAGTTACCGGCCGCGCGGATGGCGTCGGCGATCATCGACGGCAGGCCCTTGAACCACGGGATGACCGTCTCGGTCCACCAGGTGATCATGTTGTTCCAGGCGGTGCTGAACCAGTCCTTGATCCAGTTGAAGGCGTCGCCCAGCCAGGTGACGATGTTGTCCTTGAGGCTGGCGAACCACGGCACCACCGTCTCGTCCCACCAGGCGAGCGCGCCGTTGTAGGCGTTCATCCACCATTCCTGAATCCAGTTCCCCGCCGCCGTGATGGCGTTCACGATGTTCTCGGGCAGGGCAGCGAAGAACGGGATGATGGTGTCGGTGATGAGGCTCTGCAGGAACAGGAAGTTGGCGACGAAGAACTCGACGATGGAGCCAGCGATGGCACCACCGATGTATGCCAACTTGCCCGGCAGTTGTGTGAAGAACTCGCCGATGGCAGTAGCGGCCTCGCTGAACTTCTCCGGGATCGTCTCGGTGAAGAACTTGCCGATGTTGTCGACCACCGTGTTGAGCGCGTCCTCGACCGACTTGCTCACGTCCTTAGCCCACTGGACGACGGCGTCCTTCGCCGTGGTCAGGGCCGAGGTGATCTTGTCGCCGACCGCGCTGAAGTCGATTTCCGGGGCGCTGAAGGCATCGTCGAACCACTTCCCGATGGTCAGGCGGGTGTCGGTGAACCACCGGCCCAGGCCACCGTCGAGCCAGGCAACGATGGGGTTCGGTCCACTCGTACCGTCGGCTGCGGTCTGCTTGGTGGTATCGAAGAAGTCCTCAACCTGCTTCTTCTGCTGGTCGAAGTTGAGCGTGTCAAAGCCGAGCCACTTCTGCACCATGCCGCCGATGCCGCTGCCGGTGGCGATGTTGCCGGAACCGGACAGGCTCTTGAGCAGTCCCTCGGCGAGTTGCCCGATGCCCTCGGTGACCTTGTCCCAGTTCAGCGTGACGATGCCGGTGAGAACGTTCAGCAGGCCCGACAGGGTGGTGACGAGGCCGCTGATGACATCGGACACGCCCTTCCACGCCGTCGCGGCACCGGTCAGAGCAGACGACGCGATGAAGTTGATGAGCGCCTCGAGCCACGGCTGAGCCGCCTCCAACGCCGGAACTAGGTCATCGCCGATGGTCTTGGCCAGCGACTCGAGGTTGCCCAACTTGGCCTCGAATGCTGCCGTGATGTCCGGCCCGAGGGCGGCGCCGATCCGTCCGATGGAGCCAGCGAGGGTGTCGAACAGGCGGGTGAAGCCGGACCAGTCCTTCTTCGACAGCGAGTCCCCGATGCCGTCGATCCAGCCGACCAGTTGGGACAGCGCCGGGGCGACCCGGACCAGGAAGTTGCCAATCGAGTCGGTGATCTTGATGACCTGCTCGCGGGACTTCTCGGTGTTGAGCGCGCCGAAGATGGCCCCGATGCCCTGCAGCAGCGTGCCCACCGCCTGCATGGCCCGCCAGGCTTCGTCGAACCACTTCTTGAGTTTGTTCTGCCCCTCGGTGGACTTGAGGAACGCGGCGAACTTGCCGGTGAGTTGCTCCAAGGCACCGAGGAACTTCTGCGCGGCACCACCGGATGCGGCCTTGAACACGCTGCCGATGGCGTCGGCGATGTTGACCAGCGTCTGCCACAGCGACTTGGCCATCGTCGTGGTCGTGTCGAAGAACTCGGTCAGGCTCTCCTTGCCCTTGGCCGAGTTGACGAAGTCGGAGAACTTCTTCGTCATCGCCTCGATGGACTTGAGGAAGGTGGTGGCGAAGGGGGCGAGGGCCGCGAAGAACCCGATGATCGCCGTGGTCAGGTTGGTGAAAATCTTGCCGAGGATCAGCACCTGGCCGGGCACGATTTCGGTGAGGAACTTGAGGTTCTTCAACACCGCAGGCTGGGTCAGTGCCTTGGCGAACCCGACGGTGATCTGGCTCATCGCGGTGCCCAGCGCCCCGGCCAACTTGACGGCCATCGGGGTCAGCACCTTGAACAAGTTGGTGACCGCCGCGTCGACGCCCTTGAACGCCGTCTTGTCGAACGCCTTCTGGAAGTCGGTACCGAACTTCTTGGCCGCCGCCGTCGCCTTCGGGGCCTGCTTGGAGAAGTCCTTGAAGAACAAGATGACCGCGCCCAGCCCGGCCAGTGCAGCCGGAGCGGCTGACGCGACCTGCAGCAAGGCGCCCACCACGGCGCCACCGAGAGCCGAAGCGGCCAGCGTCGCCATGCCCGCCACCAGGGACAGGGCACCGGCCAGTAGCGAAGCACCCTTGACAGCCGCGATCACCGCGACAGCAGCGGCGGCAGCGGCGGCACCGAACGAGGCCATGCTTCCGGCCGCGCCGGTCAGACCCATCCGGGCGAACGCCGCGCCGAGACTCTTCTCCACGAACGAACCGAGACCAGCCGCCGCCCGCAGCGGAGCCACGAAGATGTCGACCAGCGGGTTGCCTCGGTGGGCCATGCCTTCCAGGGACTTACTGATCCCACCGAACACGGTGCCCAGCGACTTACCGGCCCGCTCGGCCCTACGCAGACCACCACTGAGGCTGTCGGAATCGCGGCGAGACTTGAAGATCAGGGCGTCCGCACCGCGCAGGCCCTGGCGCAGCTTCTCGATGCTGACCTGGGCTTCCTCGAAGCCCCGGCCACCGAACCGGATGCGGCCGGTTTTCCGAATCTCGTTGTTGAACCGGGCGGCCTCGAGTGCAGCGTCGCGCAGGTGCTCGTCGAACACGCTGGCCTCGAACGCCTTGTCGAACTTGATGGCCTCGGCGTGGGCCTTCTCAATCTCGACCCGCAGCCGGCGAGCGTCCTCCTGGATGGCCTGGAAGTGCGCCTTGTCGATCTTCTCGAACTCGTCGCGGGCCTTGATGGTGGCCTGCCGGACCTTCTCGAGCGCCTCGGCGTCCTTCTCGGCACGCTCGGTGACCAGCGCCGACTTGGACCACTTCTCGATGGCGTTCTGGAACACCTGCCACTCGGCGGCGGACTTCTTGTCCTCCGACCGGAGCCGTTCCAGTTCGAGCCGCAGTCGCTTGGTGGCCTCTTCGACCGACCCGAACGAGTCCTTCCACTCGTCAAAGTTGCCGGTGACCAGGCCCTTGATGAGTGACTTGCGGATCGCGTCACGCGCGTCCTTGAGTTCGGTATCGGCAGCGGCCTCGACCTCCTTGCCGAACGCCGACGAGTACGCCTTGCCGGCGACCGCGCCATCCTTCTCGGCCAGCGCGGCTTCGCGCTTGAGCGCCCGACGCATCGGCGTCGTGTCGGCCGTGATGCGGATATAGGCGTCACCGACGAGTTCACCCCGTCTGGCCACCGCTCACCTCCCCAGTCACTGCACCCATGAAGTCGAGGAAGGACTGTTCCTCCTGGCGCACCTCAGCGTCACTGGGGCCGACCGACTTGGCGTTGCTGAGAGGCTCTGACAGGAGTATGTCGAACTGTTCGCGCTGTTCGCTATCGGCGTTGCGGATGAACAGCCAGTAGACCCAGTTCAGGAACCGGTCCCACGGTTCGGCTAGCGGGTAGATGCCGCGCTGGACCGCCTCGCCGTCGAGCTCCGTCCACCGCGCGACCGTGAGGTGGGAGAGTCGGACGGCGACTGGGTAGGGCGGGCCGACCATTCCTCGATCAGATAGATGAGGATGTCGGCAATCTCCTTCGCACCGAACGGGTCATCGCGCTTGAGCAGTCGCCGTTTCAGGTACGAGTAGTCGCTCGGGTCGAGCAGCGAGAAGAGGAAGTTGATCGAGGTCGCCATCGCCTCGGGGGTGTCGATGGTGTCGCCCGCCACCGCCATGAACAAGGTCAGTTGCCCCGACGTGGGGGAGTGGGCCGTCACCTCCCGGTCATCGACCAGGTCCGGTATCCCACGCACCATGAACGTCACATCGTCAGCCAGTTGTGGGTCGTCGTCCCGCTCGACGGCGGTGACAAACTCCTTCATCCATGCCTCCTTCTAGACGAGGTCATGGTAGGCCAGTCACTGGTCACAAAGTGCCGATGATGTCCTCGAGCGCGTCGCGCAGGAAGGGCTGTCCCTTCTGCCCGTCGACGATCAGTTTCGACTTCCAGCCGTGACGCCCATACGGGGGAAGCCGCATGTACGGCTGGGTTCGCACCGCCACTGGCCGGGTCGGTCCGTACGGGAAGGTGCCCTCGTGCACGTAGGCCGCATAGTCGGTGTTCGCCGACACCGCCATGTGCGTCTCGTTGCGGGATGACGCCTCGACCTCGGAGAAGATCGAGGCGCGCAGTTCGCCGCTGCGCTTGGGGCAGTTGGCTCGGGCCAGGGTGGCGACCCGCTGGGACTTCTGATGCGCCCACCGCCACACCGTGCCACCCGGCTGGTTCATCGCCGTGATGACCGAGTCGTAGATGACGATGCGTACGGTGTCAGGCATCGAGGGTCACCGCGATAGACCACACCCCGCCGATGCAGGCACCGTCCGGACCGATGGGCCGGTACGAGCCGAGCGCGATGTCGTAGTCGTGCAGGGACTCGCCGCACAGCAGCACGTCACGCATCACCGCGTACTCGGACAACTGCTGGCGGGCCACGCCCTCCTGGTAGGCCATCCCCATCGGGTTACCCCGTGCGTCCATCGTCTGATGACAGCGCACACAGCCGAGCTCGAAGCTGGCATTGAGGATGGTGATGCACCGGGTGGTCCTGATCCCGATGCTGTTGGCCTCGTCCTCGATCACCCCAGCCAGGCGCACCCACGACATGCCGCACGCCCCCGACCCACACGGGGCGCAGTAGTCCAGCGGGACCAGGTCGCCGGGCAGCACGCCGTGGAAGCAGCGCGGTGGCAGACCCGCCTTGGACAGTGCCACGTCGAACTCGGCCGCCAGGTCAGTCAGCAGCGGCCAGATGGTGGCGTCATCCCTCATGGCCACGTGGTCACCCTCATGCCGACCAGGTCAGGGGACCACACCACGCACGGTGCCTTGAGGCCGTTCGGGTTCCACCGGGCGATAAACAGGTCCACGTCGGGGATGCCGGTCATCCCGTTCGGGAACAGGCCCTGGGTCAGTTCCATGCTGACGCCGGCTCGGGTGATCGACACCACCGACGACGGCAGCGCGCAGGCCAGACCCTGCTGGGCCTTGCCGTACTCGCAGGCCAGCACGCCCGCGACCTGAGCACCGATCCCGTCGACCGGCACCGCGTGCAGGTAGGTGACCGAGAACGCGCCCAACCCATCGGCCGGGGCCAGCATGTCCTGGGTGGTGGGCCACGGCAGCCCGTCGGTGCGGACCAGTTCGTTGCCGTTGTCGACCCGGTAGGAGGCGGGATCGACGGCCAGTCCGTCGATGAGCACCTCGACGATGTTGCCCACCGGAGGCGGCAGGCTGATCGAGGCGGTACCCAGGTGCATACAGTTGTCGGAGGCGCAGCAGCCGTTGATCCACTCGCCAGCGTTGGTGATTTCCGGCCGCCAGGTGGGGCCGAAGGCGTACCACCCATCGGTGGCCGCGACGCAGCGCCGGGAGCAGGGGCGCACCGTGATCGGGCAGCCGCCGACCCGGAAGCCGGTCAGCATCCGCAGGGTCTGCGTCGCCATCGCCTTGGCCAATGACTGGACAGAACTTGGGTAGGAGTCGAAGTCGTGGCAGCCGGTGATGTCCACGGGCCAGCAGTCGTCCGGCAGGTCGGGCATGACCGCCGCGTTGTCATCGACTCCGCCGACAATCTCGATCTTGGCGTACCCGTCCGACGGCCAGGTCTGCTCCCCGGCCAGCGCCCAGTCGACCACCCACTCGGCGGCGTACTCACCGGGGTCGTCCGTGTCGGCTTCGACCCACTGGTATTCGACAACGCCGTTGGTTGAGTCACCAACGATGGTGGCGTCGGCATCGACGATCAGTGCCCCGCCATTCCACGGACGCATCCGGAACTTGACGGTGGCCCCGGTCAGGTTGACCGGGTTGCCGTTGATGTCGTACAGCGTTGCCTGAATCGCCGGGGCGGTATCGCCCTCCTTGAGAGTGAAGTCAGCCACCGTGCACCTCCACCCTCGTTGTGTTGGGGCGAATTACGACGCGACCAGCATAGGGCGAGATGGTCATGCCGCCCGTTTCGACCGGCTCGCCGATGACCTTCGGTGGCACGTTCGCGCCAGCAATGAAGCCGGCAGGGGCCGGCGTCTCGGCGGTCAGCGTGGCCCAAATGGTCACACTGGCCGTGAACGCACCAACCAGTGGAGACGGGGTCTCACCAGCGAACGTGGCGTCCCGGCTCAGCAGCGTGGTGAAGTCGGTGACCAGCGGGCTGGGCGTGACTGCCTCGAAGGTGGCGTTCTGCCACATCTCGGCCACGAACCCACCGATGGTGACCGGGGCCGTGATCGCGAACAGCGCGGTCGGGGCGATGAGCATGACCTCGAACGCGCCAGTGATCGCCGGAGTGGTGCCGGTGAGGATGGCACCGAGCGGGAAGTTGGCCCGGAAGGCGACGATGACCGGTCCGTAGATTTGGTTCTTGTTCTTCTGCGCGATGATCAGGGTCGCGTTCAGGCGGCCGGTGACGGTCGAGTTGATGCCGTGGAAGTTGACCACGACGACCGGGGTGGACAGCACCGCGTTCAGGCGGCCAGTGACGCCGCCAGCCCGGAACGACCCAGTCACCTTCGGAGTGACCCCAGCCAGGGTGGCGTTGATCGGCGGGCCAGCGGTGGTGAAGAACCCGCTGACCTTGGGGGTGACTCCGGCCAGGGTGGCGGTGATCGAGGTGGCCCCGGTGGTGGCGGTGAAGTGCCCGGTGACCGCAGGAGTGACGCCCGCCAGGGTCGCGTTGAGCGGACCAGCGACGGTGAACAGTCCAGTGACTGGTGGGGTGGTCCCGGCCAGGGTGGCCTCGTTCGGGCCAGCCACAGTGATCAGGCCGGTCACCGCAGGAGTAGTGCCAGCGAGAGTGGCGTTGATGAGCAGGTTCTCGCCGACGAACCCGCCGACCAATGCCGGCGTTGTGCCGGCGAACGTCGCCTCGACGGCCGGTGCCGTGACCGACGCCGAGAACGCCACCACGACCGGCGACGGGATGCTCGCGCCGAAGGTGGCGTTCATGGTCGTCGCCACGCCGCCACTGACGCTCAACCCGTGCTGCGCGTTGAGGTACCCGTACATGTACCCCACCTCGTCGGAGGTGAGGGTGCGGTTCGCGAAGAGGATGACCTCGGCGATCTGGCCGGAGAAGGAACCGAGCAGCGGGATCGCTGCCGCCCCGTTCCACGCCTTGGTGACACCGCTGATGGTGGCCTGGTTGATGTTGTCCAGGTCGGCGATCCACTGGTTGCTGCTAGTGGTCCGAATCCGGTACACCCGCCAGGCGGCAGGGTCCACCGTCGGGCTGAAACTGCGTCGGGTGTTGTTGCCGAAGTCGTCGTAGACGGACCCGCTGAAGGTGTAGTGCGAGGTCGCGCCGTCGGTACCGAACTCCCATGAGGTGGGACCGGAGCCGCCGTTGGTCTTGACGACCATCCACATCTCGCCGTACTGCGGGGTACCCGCCACGGTCAGGCCCATCGTGGCAGCCGACTTCATGGTCGCCGCCCCGGAGGTCATGTTCCAGGCCCGGCCACCGTTGTAGGTGGCGTTGAGCCGCAGCGTCAGACCGCTGGTGATGGTCACGTCGTTGTGCGCTGACTCCTGGGACAGAAGAGTGCCGGTGACTGACGACCCGTCCGTGCCGGAGGTGTCGATGGCGCGAATCCACATGACCGGATTCAGCGACGCCGGGAACCCCAGGGTGCTGCTCGGGCCAGCCGGTGCCCAGCGCGCCGCGTACTGGGCATATTCCTCAAGCAGCGCGGCGGGGGCGACAGCGCCGGTACCGCCGTACGCAATCAGGGCGTACTGCTCGAGCAGCAGGCTGGCCGAGGGGGCGGTGTAGGTCGACAGAGTCTCCGCGTATTCCTCGACCAGTCGGGTCTGGACGGTCTGCAGAGTGAGGGTCTCGGCGTACTCTTCGGCCAGCCGGGTGGCCGTGGTCAGGGTGGAGCCGGCGACGACCGTAGTGCCAGCGAGCGCGGTTTGGTTCGAGCCGTTGCCGGTGACATCGGTGACCGAGGTGGCGGTGGTCGGCTGGTTGAGCACCCACATGCCCGAGGGCGACAGGGTGAGCCACGCGGTCAGGGTGGTCGACAGGGTCTCGACCTGGGTGTCGTTCTTGTCGGCCGGGTAGACCGCCACCACGTCGATGTCGCCGGCCCAGTAGTTCACCCCGTCGGCGCGACCGATGTTGAGGACGGCGGTCTGAGTGCCGGTGCCGAGTCCAGCGTCGAAGTCGGTGGAGTCGTTGGTGTGGGTCCAGGTGTTCGTGGAGAACACGTACTTGTGGAAGCGCACCGTGCTGTTGCCGGTCGGCTTGGTGAAGCCGATGATCACCCAGCCGTCCGACGAGGTGTTGGTGAACGACGGGCCGGCGCTGCGGTAGACGGTCTCGTGAGCAGTCAGCGCGTTCGGGTCAGCCGCCGAGGACGCGGCCACATCGAACGAGGTGAGGTCGGTCGACCCGAACTGGGCCGTCCGGTCGATGTTGAAAACGCCGCCCCAGTTGGTGTTACTGGTTCGCCGCACGACAGCAAAGACGCCACCGAAGTTGGAGTTGTAGACCTGGCTAGACCCCGACAGGGTGATGAAGTCACTGGTGCCGTTGAAGTTACGTGCCACCGTGGCCCCTCACTTAGACCGCCTCGACGCCAATCTCCATTGTCCCCACCGCCGAGGTGGTCCAGTCGGCCGACGTGTCCGGGTCGGTCTCCCAAACGTCGATGTACCCGGTGGCCGAGGCCGGGGTCACCCGAGTCGTTCCATAGGCCACGGTCGAGCCGGACTTGAGGGCGATCTTGTGTGAGGCCGATCCCGCGTCGCTCTTGACCGTGTGAGCCGTCACCTGCACAGCCTTGACCGCCGTGCTGCTTCCCGTGTTGGGGCCGTACAGGTGGAACTCGGCGGTACCCACGTAGCCGTCGTTCCCGACGCCCCCGGCGACGACGAGGATGCGGAAATACCGGTACGTGGCCGTCGAGGCGAACAGCCAGTTGCGTATCTCGCCGACCACCCACGGATTCGAGCGGGTGTCCAGGTCGACCCAGGTGGATGGCGCCGCGTTCGTCGCCCCCTGGATTTTCCACGAGCCGATGCTGCGCGCGACCGAACCAGTGGTCCCGGCACCCGAGCTCATCAGGTAGCCGACCGCAGCCTGGTCGCTGCCGAGGTCGATCATCAGCCACGAGCCAGCCGCGACCCCGTTGCTGGTCCAACTGGTACTGAACGAGAAGTCGTAGGAGTTGATCGGGAAATCGGTCGAGTAGTTGGAGGACGCCGTGATCGACCCACCAGGGATCATCGGGCCACTGGTGATCGCTAGGTTGGGCATGTCGTAGGTGTCTCGCTGCCCGGCAACCGCCGACGAGTTGTACGTGCTGGTGCTCAGCGGGATGTCGTTGACGTTGTCGTAGTTGCTGCCGGTGCTCGGAGTCCACTGAGTCGAGGCGCCGGCTCCGGACGGCAGGGTCGTCGTCACCCGCACGTCACCCAGGTAGTCGTTGTTCTTCGACCCACTGTTGTTCAGGACGTACAGGTCATCGAGGTAGATGTCGATGCCGGTCGAGTTGGTGGACGAGTCCAGCCGGATCGTGTCCACCGAGGCGTTCGTGCCGCCGTTCTTCGTCTGACCACTGAAGGTCGCGACGACCACGCCGTCCTTCTTGACCTCGGCGGTCCCCGCGCTGGCGTGGATGGTCACCTTCAGTTCGAGGTACATCCAGCCGTTGCGGGCCGCCGTGAACGTGGCCAGGTTCGTGCCGCCTCGCATCAGCCACAGCGTGTCGTTGGCGTTGCCGGTCTGGATGCTGATGTGCTCGGTGGCTCCGCTGTCGCCGTAGAGCGTGAAGATGCGCTGCGGGAAGCCGCTGAAGTTCGAGGTGAAGTAGACCCGCGCCCCGACGACGACGGTCGCTGAGGCGGTGAATGATTTGGCGATGTACCCCGCGCTCGATCCCTGCCCACGCCGAAACGACTGTCCCCCGGCGTAGGGCGCCCAGCCGGAGGCCGACCCGCCGTTCATCGACGAGTTGGTCCACTTCGTCGCCCAGTCGCCAACGTCGAACCCGTCCTGAAACAGCAGCGTCATTCAGACCACCTCCGCGCCAATCTCGAGAGCGTTGATGGCGCTCTGCCCCCAGGCCGCTGAGGTGTTCGGGTCCGTCTCCCACACGTCGGTGTAGTTCAGGGCGCCAGCGGACAGCACGCGGGTCGTGCCGTAAGCGATGGTCGCGCCGGACTTGATAGCCACCTTGGCCGAGGCTGCCCCGGTGTCCGACTTCTTCATCCGACTGTTGATGATCACCCCGGTCACCGTCCCCGCGACAGTCGCGTCGGCGATGGCGTAGGTGTCCCGCTGGCCGGAGGTGGACGACGAGTTCAGGGTGGTGTCGGTGCCGGTGTCGTTGACGTTGTCCCAGTTGTTGCTGCTGCCCATCGGCGTCCACTGGGTGCTGGACCCGGCCCCGGTGGTCTGCAGTGCGACCACCCGCTGCTCGCCGAGGAAGCCGTTGTTGACCGTGCCCAGCCCGTTGCAGATGTAGAAGTCATCGGTGTATGACGAGGTACTGCCCCCGGTACCGGTCCAGGAGACCCGGTCGATGGTGGTGGCGGTGCCGCCGTTCTTGGTGTCGCCGGTGACATCAATGACCTGCACGCCGTCCATCTTCACCGTGCAACGGCCGCCCGAGTCGGCGATCTTGGCGTACACCTCGTAGTAGACCCACCGGTTCGTGACCGTGGTGGGGATGGTGTAGGTCGCCAGTTGGGTGCCATCCAGGCGGCTGACCCGCAGTTCAGTGACCGAGGCCAGCCAGACCCGGATGTGCTCAGTGGCCCCGCCGTCACCGAGGAACGAGACCACCCGGTTGCCACCGTTGGGTGAGGTGGTCACGCACAGGTGGGCGAACCCGGTGTACACCTCGGCGGAGGCCGTGATGTTCTTGTAGACGGTGTTGCCGGTATCGCCGTGCCCGACGATCCCCACGTCCCCGTACCGGCCCAGCGGGCTGGTGGAGCGCACGCAGGAGTTGCCGTCCCAGGCGCTCATATCCACGCCAGCACCCTCGATGAACAGCAGGGTCATCGGGTCCCCCTTAGCCAGCGGGAACAGTCAGAGTCCCACCACTGAGAATGTCGACGGCGACACCCGCCGTGATCGTGGTGGTCGCCAAGATCAGGTCGGTGCCAGAGGTTCCGGCGCTGCCATCGAACACGGTGGCACCGCCAGGGTTGACAACCCGGAACCACCCGGCCGTGCCGCTGGTAGTAGCAGCGACAGCAGCCGGGTCGGCCAGGGTGATGACTCCGGCGCTGGCAGCACCAAACGCCGGGTCGACCAGAGTTATCTCCACGAGCAGGGTGCCGGAGGCGGCGTTGTTCGCGCTCGCCGGCTGAGAGCCGGTGTAGATGCGAAGCTTCGCGTTCCCGGCACCCGTGTCCGTGTAGGTCTCGATGGCGTCGGCCATCGCCGAGCGCGTTGCGTCGGGCAGACGGATCGTCATGTTGACCTTCTCCTATGCATCGAGGCTGACCAGTGACTGGACGGATCAGGCGTCGCCAGCCACCCAGGCCGAACTGGACCAGTGCGCGTGCGAACCGTCGCCGAGGACGATGTGCTGGCCGGTGGTCCACGCCGTCGACGGGGAAGCCGTCAGCGTCGGGGCAACGGTCAGGTCGCCGAAGTTGGTCCGCGCGTACGAACCGACCGGGGTGTACGAGCCGGGGATGCCAGCCGTGGCACCGGTCGCACGGGTACCGGATGCGGTGCAGTCGCCAGGCTCCGGAGGGGCAACCTCGGTCAGTTGCACGTGCAGGTGGTCGCTCGGCCCGATGGGCGTCAGCAGCGGCGACGGGTCGGTGTCGTCGAGGACGACATCGTACGGACCCACGTCCCAGCCAGACCCGGTCTTGGTCGCAGCGTTGGACAGAACGAAGGTGACCGCACCGTTCTCGATGGTGAAGTCACCCAGGACGCCACCGGACACGAACGGCAGCAGGGTGTACCCGTAGGTGCCCGCGCCGCCCTCGGTGGAGCACGCCACCGACGGAACGTTGGACCACACCTCGAGGGCGAACCCGGAGGCGGACACGTCGACTGCCGAGGAAACTCGGAAGCCGACCGCGTCACCGTCGGAGTCGTACACCGGGGCCTGGCCGGACATCATCGCGTACAGGTCCGGGTCTACCTGACAGAAGGTGACCTGAACCCCGTACCCGTCGAAGGTCGGGACGGCCGGGTCGGACACGCAGGTACGCCCTGCCGCGTTCGTCACGGTGATCGTCTCGCCCTCGGTGATGTTGGCGGTCAGTTCGATGGACACGAAGCCATCGGTGACAGTCGAAGCGCACGCGGCCGGGGCCACCGCGCCACACCCATCAAGCCGGGTAACCCGCATGACACGGCCCCGGACGAGGGGGAACTTGGTGCTAGCCATTGGTTACTCCTTAGCCTGAGCGGTCTTAGCGGCCGCCTTCTTGACGGGCTTCGTCTCGGCCTCGCCGTTCTTCTTGCCCTCGTAGTCGACGCCCGCCTCCTTGGCCACTGCCTCATCCACGAGGAAGTGGCCGTCGGAGGTGGTGCGGACGACATCAGCGGACTTGCCAGCCTTCTCGGCAGCGGCGAGCAACAGCACGGCGTTGTCGCCGCTGACCGGGACCTTCACGTCTGCCATATCGACCTCCTAGTCGAATCGCTCGACTCAGGCGGCGGAGTAGCAAGCGGTGATGTTGGCCTGGCCGGTGCGGCCTGCGCCACACAGCGGGATGGTGACCAGCTTGGCCTGGTAGCACCGCTTGACGACGAGGATGCCTTCCTCGGTGAACAGACCCGTGTAGGTGTTCGTCGCCAGCGAGGCGGCGTCGTACACGGCGTTCAGCGTGATGACATCGGAGACGCCCTTGATGAAGGTGCCAGCCGGGTAGATGAGCGCGTCCACGGTGGCCGGGTAGCCCTCGTCCGTCGGGTCGAGGATTTGCCAGTCGTAGACCCACTGCACGTTGAGCTTGCGGCTCGAGAAGTACGACGTGATCTGAGCGTCGGAGACGGCCAGCATGTCGACGCCGGTACGGTTCGCCAGGTCGACGCGGATGGCCGAGCGGACCCACCAGGGGAGCACGACCTCCATCGTGGACGCCAGCGGGAGCCGGTAGGTGGCCCGCAGGTTCTCGGCCTGCAGTTCGAGCGCGGCGAGGCTGTCGGAGATGGACCCACCGATGGCCGTCGGGGTGACGGCGGTACCGGCAGCGGTGACCATCTTGGCGATGATCGCGGCGGACACCCGGTGCTGCTGGGCGATCAGCGAACCGGAGACGATCCGCTTGATCAGTTCGGGGTAGGCCGCGTTGGTGAGGATCGGCACCCGGATGCACAGGCCGACCACGTCGAGTCGGACCTCGGTGAAGGTCGGGCACTCGATGTCGTAGCACGGCTTGGTCGCGCCGGCGATGGCCTGAGCCTCGGTCTGCGTGAAGCCGGTGTCGGTGTACAGGTCCGCGAACGAGGGACCTTCGGTGAACCGGATACCACCGCGCCGGACCTGGACTTCGGGAAGGTCGATGAGTCCATCGGTGGACTCGCCCTCACAGAAGTCGTAGAGCGTCTCGGACGGGGCACACCAGCCACCAGCCGCCGTGAGGGAGCCACCGGGGAGGTTGGTCTCCTTGGCTGCCCGGTCGATGACGGCGAGTTCGTCGTCGCCACGGTCGATGATCAGGTTGGGGTCGAACTCCTTGCGGAGCACCGCCACGCCGTACTGCTGCATCTGGCCGTCGGGGCGTCCCTGCGGAGGGGCGAAACCACGGCAACGGCTGACAACCGCGTCGGCGAGGGTACCGAGGTCCGCGTACTGCGACCCGGTAGCGAAGCCGGGAACGTCAGCGGCGGCGGTAAGGGTGAGTCCCGCCTTCTTGGTCTCGGGGACCTCGGGGCGGCGGCGGATGATCGCGGCAGCGGCCTTCTTGACGGGCTTGTCGGTGGCGACCACGACCGGGATTTCCTCGGTGTCGTCGTCCTCGGATGCCTCGACCGGCTCGTCCTCGACTACCTCGTCGTCAGGCTCGGGGTCGGTGCGGCGATCCTTGAGGGCGGCCATTCGCGCGCTGCGGTCAGCGGTGGCGGTGACGCGAGAGTCGCGCTCCGCTTCCAGTGACTGGACGGCGTCGGCGATGCGCTCGGCGTCGGCAACCTGCTCTTCGGTCGGGTTGTCGAGGGCGAACAGCTCGTCCAGCGCGGCGTTGCCGTCGGCGATGGCCTGCGCGAGACCCTCGGCGTCGTACGTGCTGAGGTCCTCGGCGACAGTGAAAGCGTCCATGTCGTCGTCTCCTGAAAAATTGTGGACACATGCGTGACTAGGCACGGGACTAGGTCCACAGGGAGACGTGCCGACGAACTTCTGTGGCGAACATACAACAGCCCCGCCTCTCAGGGGAAGGGGCGGGGCTGTTGCTGGTGAGACTACTTCTTGACCTTCTCTTCCACGCGGACGGAACCACCACCGCCAGCGCGAATCTGTGCAGCCTTCGCGGCCATCAGCGTCTGGAACTCCTGCTGCTGGCCCATCGAGTCGGTGTACACGTAGACCGACGTTTTCTTCGATCCGCAGTTACAGGGCATGGTCAGCCTCTCGTCACCTTCGCCAGTTCAGCCATCCGGGAGCGCGGGTCACGACCCGCCTTGGTCTTGATCGCCTTCATTTTGTCACGGCGCTGACGGGCGGCCATGTGGTCGACGACCGCCTCGGCGAACTTGTCGATGTCGAAGATCGCCTCGTCGATGGGAGCGGACGGCACGATGCCCGACGCCACCAGGCTGATCTGCCGACCACCATCGGCGGCCAGTTGGGTGCGCGGGATCGGGAAGCCGGGGACGTTGACGGCTAGGGCCGCGACGAGTTCGAGCGAGCCGGCGATGGAGCGCCAGTCGCCGGACAGGGACGCACCGCGCAGGGTGTCGATCTGCTCGTCGGTGGCCTGCGGCGTCACCATGCCGGCCAGCCAGATTCCGTAGGCGTCCTCGCCCGCCGCAACCAACGCCACGACGGTGCCGGTGTTGTCGTAGTGCGCCATCGTCCGGGCCGCGCCGAGCGTCGGACCAGGATGGCCGGTGCCCATCGTGATGTGCCCGACCGGGATGTCGCCCTCATCGGTCAGGACTGCTCCCGTCATGTAGTAGGCGTAGTTGCTGGGGGAGTTGGGCGCGAGTACGCAGTCCTTCTCACCGAACCCGATGTGGCACTGGCCCCAGGTGGCGAGGTGCCCGTAAACCCGCCCCTCACCGGTCACCACGATGGGGGCCGGACCGGTGAGGTGCGGGTCCCGGAACCACCCGGCGTCAGGTCGAGGGGCAGACGCGACCAGGTGGAGAGCGGGTCCAGAGAAGTCCTGCGCGTCCGCCGAGGTGGGGCGTCCCGGCCAGAAGCCGAGGGCGTCGTAGTGGCGGTTCGCGCAGTACCCGTTGAGGTATTGCGGCTTGATGTACTTGGCGAGTTGCAGGCGGCACCGGTTGAAGTCACCGGGAACGCCCCAGCGGATCTTCAATGCGCCCTTGCCCTTGGTCCAGTACCGACGCAGGCGCTCGGTGTCGACCGGGTGGGTCAGCCAGCCGGGACCGTCCTCGGTCTTGACGTACTCGCCGAACTCGCCGAACTCCTGGATTTCTTCGGCCGACGCCTTGAGGCTGTCCGGTGGTTCCTCGCCGAGCACCTGGTAAGCACCGCGCAGAGCGGCCTTGGCGGAACTGATCTTCCCCGGAGGGGCGTCGGTCTGCCCGATCCGGCCAGCCGCCGCATGTACCCCGGCACGGGAGAGTTTCCCGCTTGGGGTGCGGATCGGAAGTTTGTTGTTGCTCTTGGTGAGTTTGTCCTCGCCGGTGCCGAGGTGGATGAGGGTGGCGTCGTACCATTCCTGGTCGGTGTACCCACCGGCCGACCCATCCCACGGTCCCTCGTCGATCCCGGCCGCATACTGACAGGGGACACAGTCACCAGCCGCCGCCAGGGATTCGTTGTCATCGACACCGAGGTAGATGTGCGCCTCCATGAACGCCGGGATGGCGCACAGGGTGGCACCGCAGATACGCCCGCTGGTGAGGTTCATGACCGCGTTCTCGGCGAAGGTGTCACCGTCGAGGGCGTTCCCGTCGTCGTCCTCGAGTTGCATGACCGCGCTGTCCACATCGACCGAGATGCCCCGGATGCCCTGCTCGGCCAGCAGCCCGACCGCCTCGTCGGCTTCGGCGTTACCGAGCATGAAGCCCTTGCCGTGGATGAGGCCAGCGTCCCGCCAGATTTCGTCGATCCGACCGACCACCACCGAGCCGTCGTGGCCTTCGGCGTTGACCTTCTGCCAGGACAGCGGCAGCGGCAGGTCACGCCAGGTCAGCGCGTCCGGGGAGAACTTGCGTCGGTCCCCACTCATCACGCCTTCGGGAGCGAGAACGCCGTGCCAGGGGATGAGGTTGTCCTCGTCGTCACCAACGAGGTCGACGACCTCCGCATCCGCAAAATCGGTGAGGTCCATCGCCTCTCCTTCCGTCGGGTCCAAGGTAGCGGTTGAGATGCTGGCGGTCACCGGTCGGATTCCGAGGATGCACCGGCAGTTGATCCACAGTTCGATGGGTGCGCGCATGTCGCCGGGTCGGGACATGGGTACGCCACCAACGACGAAGTTGCGGCCGAGCGGGACTGGGTCGACATCACGGTGGGCCGGGCGGACCCGGTTGTCGTCCATGTCGATCCAGACCTTCTCCAACCCGGACTCACCGGAGTCCTGGGCAGCGGCCATCGTGCCTGCCGCGTACGCCGCGCTGGCGATGGAGGCGGCCACCCGTCGGGCCTGGATGTTGATGTCGCCCTCCGGCTCGAGCTTGTCGAGGCTGTTCTGCAGTTGGGTCTCGAACTGGGCGATGGCGGCGTCCAATGACTGGCCACGGGCCTGGGCCTTGCCGGACTCGGTCCGGTAGGCGCGACGCAGCAGGGCGATGCTGCGCCGGATCAGGGCGTCGTACCAGTCGCTGCTCTGATGACGGCGGATGGCGTGCTTGACCGAGCCGATCAGAGAGTTCTCCGCGACAGCCAGGACCGGCCGCCGTTGGGTGGCGTACTCGAGAACATCGAGGGCGTAGATCACGACAACTCCCGGACCGGGGTGGTGACCAGGTACCGATGCATCAACTCCGGGTCGTGCGGTTTCTGACTCATCAGCAGGTTCCGGACGTAGGCGTCCAGCCCAGCGGTGACGGCCTGCTGCTGCTCGAACGGGATGCCCTTCATGACACGGGGCACGCAGGTCCAGGCGTCGTCCATCAGCCGGTCCAGTTCCCGGCTGTTCGCCGAGATGGCCAGGTACACGTCGGCCGCTCCGACCCCGACTGGCTTGATCGCTCGCAGCGAACGGAGGCGGTTGCCGGCCCGCTCCAAGGCCCGGTAGACCAGCGCCTCGGAGGCGGCGAGGATGCCGGCTGAGGCGGCGGGCGGCAGGACTTCTTCGGGTGGCCCCTGCTCCGGGTGGTCCCGCAGCGAACGCGGTGGCGGGGTCTCGTTGTTGGGGCCTTGCTCCATCGGGGCCATGTTCAGGTCGACACCGAGGGCTTCGAGCGCGGCGTCGACCATCTCCGGGGTCGCGCTACCGGAGGCCACCTTCTTGAGCAGCCAGGTTTCCTGCTCGGCCTGCTCGGGCGCATCGCCTTCGGAGAACCCGGTCTCGCGGCGTAGTGCCTCGGCGGACAGTTCGCCACGGTCCCACAACTCGATGGCTTCCTTGGACCGGTTGGGCCGCAGCCGCACCGCCGAGGTGTCGTAGCGCACCACGTCGGTCGGGTCCTTGGTGACCGCCTGCACGTAGTCGGTGCCGATGGCGGAGACGATGAGTTCGCCGACCGGCTCGATGTGGGTCTTGATGGATGCCTCGTCCACCTGCCAGGCGGACCAGTGGTTCAGGTCGGCGGTGCCGAGCAGGACCTCGACGGGGATGTCCAGCCCGAGGCCGAGCCGGCGAATGGCCGCCACCCGCATCTCGTTGGCGGCGGCGTCCAGTTCCGACCAGAAGTGGATGAGGTTGGCCTTCTCGACAAACTCTTCGGGGACCATCAGCACGATGGGCGCGACAGCCGAGGCGGCCGACGGGGACTGCACGGCGGTGGTCATCGCGTCGAACAGGGTGGCCATCACCTTGTCGGCTTCGGTGGCACCGTCGGGCAGGACGACGTGTTCGGGGGTGGGGAAGGTCAGGCCCTGGGGGAGCAGCAGCATCCCGGCACCGGTCAGTCGGGAAATGATCTGCGCGAGGATGTGCTGGCTGAGGCGCTCAATCTCCCCCAGGACGTTCAGGACGGCGCGCACCGGGGAGTCGGCGTACATCTTGTGCTGCGGGTGCGGTCGCCAGATGCGGATGACCGCTTCGGACGGGTCGAGGTAGACCAGCGGCTTGCTGTCGTTGTAGTTGATCTGCCACTTACCACCGGGAGCGGAGACTTCGTCGGAGCCGAGGACTTCGCTGACCGTGGACTTGGGGTCCTCGCCCCGGTTGGCCCGGCCCTTGCGCTCGACAAGGAAACATTCCCCGGCGATGAACAGGTGTATGCCGATCTGGCCGAGCGCCTGCGACTGTCCTTCGCTTCCGCCGAAGAACGAGGCCAGCACGTCGGCGGCGTCGCCCTTCGGGTTGGGCACGTACTGGTTGCCCACCTGCTTGGCCGCGTACAGGGTGACGCGGGACAGGACGTTGCCGACCCAGTTGGCGGCGTACCGCAGTTCGCCGATGCTGTCGTAGTAGCGCCACGCTTCCCGCTGCCACGACTGCGCGTTGTTGATGGTGGTCGGGGCCGAGGTGTACCGGTAACCACTCGCCACCACGGCCGAGTTCGGGGCCGGAACTACCGGGACTGACGCAGGGGGCCTGGGCACCGCATCTCCTATCGCTGGCTAATGCCGTCCTCATCGTGAAACACCAACCAGGACACGACGTAGGACGCCGCCATCCAGCCGTTAAACAACCACCACGACCAATGCAAGGATGACAGCAAAGCCCAGGCGATGTCAGCAGCCACGATGTACGGAGCTGCACACCACAGGCACGTCGCTAGTTTCGACCACGGCCCGTTGTGGGTCCACGCCTCCCACTTGAGCCGCAGCCACACCGACGGCGGGAAGTCGTCGTTGACCAGCAGCCGGGTCAGTCGGGCGCACGCCATCAGGCCCACCAGCACCGCGATGTAGTGGTACCAGGGCGAGTCGAGGGTGAAGGTCGGGGTCACCATTGCTGCTGCCACGGGAGGTCGAAGCCACTTGGCGAGGCGATAGTCACCGGGGAGGTGCCACGGCGAAGATCGGTGATCCCATGAACTAGGGCGTCCAGGCGATCCGGAGAGGTCGTCCCTGGGACCCATGTCGTGAGTTGATCCTCGAGGTCGGGGTGCAGGCCAACGTGGCTGACCCGACCCTTCTCATACAGTGCCACGACCGGGTCGGCCCGGATGACCTTTCCGCGACGGGAGTTGACGGTGACCACTCGCGCGTCGGAGTCGAGGGTGTCGAGGGTGTTCTTGACCATGTCGCCACCGAAGTTACGCTCCGCCACGATGTAGTCGGCGCTGAAACGCTCGTACAACTCGACGGCGCGGGTGGCCCAGCCGTTCGGGGTGAGCCGGCCGGAGCCGTCGTAGAGCACGTAGAACTGGCCGCCTTCGTCTACCCCGACCACGACAATGCCGGTCTCGTCGGACCGGGCGTTGGCGCTTCCGGCCGGGTCGATGGCCACCACGATCCGGACCAGGTCCACGACCAATGACTGGACGCGGGCCGCCTCGATCATCTCGGCGTTCCACAGCGCGCCCTCGACATCCTCGAGAATCTCGCCGTAAATTTCCTGCCGCCCACGGCGGGTGCCCTCGAGTTCCTCGAGCACCTTCTTGGCGAACGCGGGGGCGAGGTTGTCGATGTTGGCGTAGGTGGACGCGACGACGGAGACGGTGTCGTCCCGCTTGACGATGCCCTTCATCCACTGCGAAGGGACCGGGGTGGTGGTGCACAGCACCTTCGGGTCGGAGCCGAGTCGCATCCCCAGGGTGAGGTTCTGCCAGACCTCGTCGATGAGGGCCATGTGCGCCGGCTCGTCGAGCCAGGCGTCGTAGTGCTGCGGGCCGCGCAGACGGTCCGGTTCCTCACCGGAGTAGGTGTGCCCGACCGCCCCGTTGGGCCAGGTCAGTTTCCGTTTCGATGGCTCCCACAGGGGGCGACCACCCGGCGGCGACGTGGCGAGAATCCCCGATTCCCCTTCGATCATCACGTCCCTGGCCGCAGGCCCTGTGGGAGCCACGAGGGCAATGATGGGGGATATCTTGATCCGGCGCTGGGTCCACTCGCTGCCGGTTCGGGTCTTTCCTGATCCTCGCCCGCCGCGCATCAGCCAGACGAACCAGTCGCCCTTGGGCGGGTGCTGGTCGGCGCGGGCGTGCCGCCATTCCCACTTGTCGTGGGGCTTGCCGTCGCACCCCGGCTTGCGGCAGTAGAACGGCTTCCAGACCGAGTTCTCGATGTCCCGTAGGGCGTCGAGGGCGCGCTGTTGTGCGGCCAGTGACCAACTACGCCACTCGTCAGGACTTTCCATAGATGACACGTCGCCTCGCCAGGTATCTATCTACGTGAGCCGGGAGCCAGGGTCGGCCACGGAATACCTGGTAGCGAGTGCCCGCGCTGATCGGCGTCTTACAGCACTCGCATACCTGGTACCCACGTGACTTGGGCATGTCCACAGTGTGACACGCTTAGGCCAACTTCCACCCGGTGACCACCACCGTCAGGTCGACGGGCTTGTTGTTGACCACCGCCGCTGTCTTGTCATTCAGGATCACCGTGACATTGGACAGCGTGGCCGAAGCGGTGTCGATGAGCGGGAAGTACGCCTGGTTGACTGGCTGACCGACAGCGGTGGCGTAACCGACGAACCCCGCCGAGGTGATGTTCACCGGAACCTGTCCGGTGGCGGTGGTGTTCTGGCTGCCCCGCCAGATCATGATGTGCGGCTTGTGGATCGCCGGGTTGTAGGCCACCCCAGCCAGCGGGGTGCCGACCACGGTCAGACCAGCCGGTGCACCCTGCGGGCCGACTGCACCGGGAGTACCGGGGTCACCCTTAGGTCCGACCGGACCCTGCTGTCCGGTCTGTCCGGTCTGTCCGGTTGGCCCCTGCTGGCCGGCCTCGCCTTGTGGCCCAGTCGGCCCAGTTGGTCCGGTCGGACCGGTCATCCCGGTCTGGCCCTGCGGCCCTTGTGGCCCGGTCGGTCCAGGCGGTCCGGTCGGCCCCTGTAGTGGGGCGAACTGGAAGGCCACCAGGACATCGGAGCCGGGAGTCGGCTCACTGCCCTGTGGGGAACCGGAGTCGGACTCGACGGGGATAACCCAGTTGTCACCGTTGGCGGTGGCCGGTCCGGTCAGCGTCCAGCGGTGCCAGGAGCCAGCGTTGGCCTTGGCCTGCGCGTAGACGTGGTCGCCCGCCACCATCGTGTTGATGAGGTTGGACCAGTCGATGCCCGCCAGTTGGCCGATCTTGTGAATCCAGATCGCCGTGGCCTGGGCGGGGTCGTCGTTGTCGATACCGACCACACCAACACCCAGCGGCTCGGACACCGGATCGCCGACCCAGCCCCACACCGACTGCTGGGTACCACCAGCCGGCGCCCCGTCGGCGCCCTGCGGACCAGCCGGGCCAACCGGACCAACCGGACCAGGATCACCGGGAGAGCCAGCCGGACCTACCGGACCAACAGCGCCCTCGGGTCCGGCCGCGCCAGGCTCACCGGCCGGACCGGGATCACCCTGCGGACCGACTTCGCCAGCGGGACCAGCCGGACCTTCCACGGTGCTGTCGGCACCGGGCGGGCCTTCGGGTCCGGGGGGACCTTGCTCTCCGGGTGGTCCCTGCTCTCCGGGCGGTCCTTGGATGGTGCTGTCGCCGGGCGGGCCTTGCTCACCAGGCGGGCCAGTCTCGCCAGCAGGACCCACAGGACCAGGGTCGCCAGCCGGGCCAGGATCACCGGGTGGGCCGGCAGGGCCAGGCTCGCCCGCAGGACCAGGCTCACCCTGGGGTCCTTGCGGACCTGGCTCACCTCCACCGCTACCTGACTCACCAGGGGGACCTTCCGGACCAGGGGGGCCGGGTTCACCGGCAGGTCCAGCAGGGCCTTCGGGTCCGGGCGGGCCATCTGCGCCAGGTGCGCCATCCGCGCCAGGAGGACCAGCGGGTCCTTCGGGTCCGGGGGCACCGTCCTTGCCAGGCGGACCGGGCGGACCAGGAACAGCCGTGCTGCCGTCCGGCAGGGTGATCGGGTGTTCGACGTGCGGCTCGTCATCGAGGACACCGCGACGGCCGGGCAGGTCGAGCCATGGGGGGATCCCGTCGCCGATCCGGATGACGCCGTTGGTCAGGTCGAAGCCCGGCTCACCAGCGGCGAGGACCGGGTTGTCGTGCTCCCACTCTTCGGCGGTGCCGCGACGAAGCTGAATCCTCACGGCGAGCCTCCGTCAAGACCTCCGCCCAGGGCGACCTTGACCTTGACCGGGGTGCACAAGGTGGCGAACGCGAAGGTCCGCTCAGCCAGTGCGACCCAGGTGTTGTCCAGCGGGGCCTGGATGAAGAACGGCTCGTGCGCCTGCATGACGCCACGGACCACGACGATGGGACCGGACGCGACGAGCCAGGTGCTGCCGTCGGTGTCGTCGTAGGCGACGTTGAAGTACCCGGCTCCGGCGCTGACGAGGGAGCCGAGGGTGGTCTCGAGGTGGTTGCCGTGCCGGTCGAGGACGCCCCAGCCGAGGGTGGCAGCGGTCCGGCCCAGGTGCAGGGTGGCCTGGTAGGGGCCGCCGTTGGCTCCCCAAAAACCTTCCAGCAGGCCGATGCCTTGGACGGGTCCGACGGCCGTGCCGGGGGTGATGTCGTCGGCGTCGGCGAGCAGTTGGGTCATCACGGCGGACTCGATGGCCCGTTCCTCACCAGCGGACAGGGCCTTGACGGCGTTGTCGCGGGCGGAGTTGAAGTCGGGCGGTCCGGCGCAGCGGTACTGCGCGTAGACGGTCATCGGGTCGCCCTCGGGGTACTCGGGCGAGATGAACACGTTCTTGGTGACCGGGGCCTCACACGGCTGGGTGGCTACGCCGGGTTCCCCACACCCGTAGGGGTTCTCCATCTCGATGCCACCCCCCGACCAGTGCGAGTCGTTCATGTCGCGCACGTCGGCCACAGAGAACAGGCCGAACGGGATGGGCTTGAAGGGCGGCGGGTCGACGTAGAACCGGGTGAAGGCCATGCTCTCTCCTAGGCACGGACCGCGCATCTGTGCGCGGCCTCGCGTCTACGGTAGCCGCAGGTGGTCTCCGGTACAGCCAGGGTGCGGACACCAGTTTTCGATGCCCTCTCCCAAATCTCGTTCGCCTGGTGCGTTCTGGATGCGGCCCCACCGACCGGGGCAGGGCGTCTCGTAGAGCACCTGGTGGATCGGCATTCCCAGGACGTGAGCGACCTGCAAGGCGATGGCGCGACGAGCGAACGAGGCCCGGTTCACGTCCCTGGCGACAGCGGCCCCGTCGAGTAGTCGCATGAACTCGCTGCTGACCGCGAATGACAGGGGGGACAGGTGCCGGCGAAACGCGCCGGGATGAACAGCCGGACCCTTGCGCCCCTTCTTGGCGTAGCGCGCAGCGAGGGCCGCCTCCACATTGGCGATCCAGTCACTGGACCGATCATCCCCGGTCGGGATGACTTCATCCATCGTCACCAAGGTCGGACTCGATTATCTCGCCGTGGATGATGTCGGCTTCTTCGGGGAAGCCTTGGCTGGTCAGCGCCGCCTTGGTGTTGATCCACTCCTGAATCTCACGGGCGGTCGGGTTGTAGAGGATGACCTCGGCCGGCGCGTCCAGGCCGTACAGCTTGGCGTGCCGGTCGATCAGCGCCAGTGCGGTCCGCACGTAGCCGAGGTGCTCCGGGTCGTTCTCGTCGGTGGCCCGCCCGTACACGGAGCGCAGCAGGCGTTCGAGCCGGCGTGCTTCGATAAACCGCTGCTGGTCGCGGGACTCGGTCCCGACGGTGTTAGCCAGTCCGCGTTCGACGGCCAGTCGGGCGTTGTGCGCGGTGGTGTAGCCGAGGGTCCGGGCGATTTCGGAGTAGGAGGCCCCGTGAATCCGCAACGCCACGGCGGCCTCGAGTCGGGATGCGCGGTCCTTGAAGTCGGGGTGGTTCTCGCCCTCGTCCATCGGGGCCGGTGTCGCGTAGGCCATCAGTCGCTCCACTCGTGTCCGCAGTTAGGACAAGTGTGGTGGATGCCGAGGTAGATGTCCTGCACAGCGGGCAGTCTTTCCGGGGGCACGTAGGGGACCGGGTCGCGGGCGATGGCCTCGTACATCCGCTGGGTGTAGCCGGTGCCGAACAGGCCGAGGTCGGATTCGCGGATGGTGTTCAGCAGGGCCAGCAGTTGCGCGTCGTCCATCTTGGCGAGCCGGGCGATCTGATTGTCGGCTGCCAGGATGCGCCGGGCAGCGGCGTCGTCTCCGTCGAGCCACAGCACCGGGATGTCGGTGGCACCCATCTCGAGCAGCGCGGCGTACAGGTGGTGGCCGCCGACGATCCGCTTCGTCTCGCGCGAGGCGTAGATGGGCCGGTAGCATCCGGACGCCGTGATCGACTCGATGAGGGCTTCCACGTCCCCGTTGTTCGGGTTCAACGGGTCCGGTTTGACCTCGTGGTGGGGGACCATCAGGTCGCTCAGCGCCTGGTGGTAGCGGATTCGATTAGGCACGAGAACACCCCCACCCCGAGTCGGCGAGGGGGGGGGTGAGTCTCATAGGCTCAGCGCCGCCCGCGCCGTCCGGCCGACGGCGGCTGGTCGGTGGGCTGGTCGGCCGGGAGGTCACCGGGGAGGGTGTGGTCGGGGTGCGGCTCGTTCGGGTCGACGGTCCCGCCATCGCCACCACCATCGGTGGGCGGGTTGTTGGCCCGCAGTTCCTCGGTCTTGGCGTCGATCTTGGCCTTGGCCTGCTCGAGCGCGTCAGCGGCCTCGCCGAGCTTGCGGGCGAGTTCGGCGTTCTCGGCGGACAGTTCGACGTTCTCGCCGGTCAGTTGCTCGACCTGCGCGCGCAGTTCGGCGGTGACCTGGTCGATTTCGGTGGAGACCTCGGCGAGAAGGGCGTCGAGGGAGGCGGAGATATCGGACATGTGGGTGGCCCATCCTTCGATGTTGGAGTCGATGTTGCGTACAAGGTCAAGCAGTTCCGCCATGCCGGTGAGTAGGTAGATGTCCACCAGCGTCGACAGCACGGAGCGGCGTCTCACGGCCACGAGGTTACCTCCTGGGTCGTCAGTCATGGGTGATTCGCGGGACATGTCGGGTCAGGGATTCGGTCACCGGAGATGCGGACGTAGTGGCAGACACACATCTTGTGCATGGCGACGTGATCGTGGGTGGGCTGGGAGGTGACTTCGAGTTGACCGTCGATCATCTGCGCCAGGGGTATCCGCTTGTGGCAGACCGGGCAGGGGATGGTGCCGACGACGGTCATTGTGTGTCCCTGGCGATCTTCTCGGCGATGGCCAGGCGCACCCAGCGGCTGATACTGACGTGGCCGCGTGATGCGTTCATCTTGTCCAGTAGTTTCTTGGTGACCCGCACTGACACGAAGTGGTCTCGCGGGATACCGGATTCCGGGGTCCTCATGCGACGGCTTCCACCACGGCCAGTAACTGGTCGCCGAGGTACTGCGTGTACACCGGTGGTATGGCCTGTGATAGCCCCTTCATGCTCATCCAGTCAATACCCATCAGCCCCTCACGGGCGTGCTTGGCCGGGGAGTAGCCACCGCGACGGTCGTAGTGGGCTTCACCTCGGTCGTCACGCCCACCCCCATAGACCCCACCGACCGCGATGTTCTTGTCGTGCCGGCAGGGTCCGGGCGGGAACAGCCGGTAGTTCGACTCGAATAGCCGGTGCTTCCTTAGCGCCAGCAGGATGCCGTACTTGTCGAAGGCGAGCAGGTCGAACATCGACCCGCAGAGCATGATCGGCTTGTACATCGGGGCGCGGGGGACGTTCTCGATGACGTAGGGCTTGCCGACTTCGCGCAGCGCGGCACGGGTGGGGGCCAGCAGGTCCGGGTGCAGGGCACGCTTCTCGGGTGGGGTGCCAATCGAGTACGCCTGGCAGGGGGGTGAAGCGTGGATGGCGTCGTACTCGTGGCCGTGTTCGCGTAGGTAGTCCAGGGCGTCGGCTTTGACGAAGGGGAACGGGTACCGCTTGGCGTGGTTGACGTTGTCTACCCCGACGACCTCGAAGCCGGCGCGGTGGTAGCCCATCGAGGCCCCGCCTTCGCCGCAGTACAGGTCGAGCAGCCGCATAACGTCACACGTTACGTCAGGTCCTTGTTAATCTCCGCCAGCATCAGGGCCAGAATCCGCAGCGCCTGGTGTTCGGTGAACCCGGCCAGCAGCAGGCTCTCGTAGACCTCGTGCAGTGCCAGGCAGGCCGCCTGCAGCGCGGTGTACGGGGCGTCGTCCATCGTCTCTTCCTTCCGGGCAGAGGGCAGCGCAGGCTTCGTCGGCTTCGCACCCGTCGATCAGGTGGCACCGGTCATACATCAGCGGTCACCCCCACAGAACCGACACACCTTGTAGGTGAAGTGGTACTGCTTCTTCGCGCAGTCCTTGTCGAAGGGCTTGCCCGGCTGCACGGGGCCAGTGACTGGCCGGGGCAGGACCTCGACGACGGGCTGGGCGGGAACCAGTGGGGCTTGCCGGGCGGCTAGCGCCTCCATGATCAAGACCCGGACGAAGGGCTCCCTCGGGGCGATTCCGCGCTCCTGGTCGACCTGCTCCATCAACTCGTCGTCCATCCTCAGGGTCATCGCCTTCATGACATCAGATGATATCACTTGATAGCACTTGATATCAGATGGGGGGACTCAGGTAGTGGGTTGACCCCACCCCCAGCGGCCACCAGAACAGGTGCATGTGTTCCTCCACCGGCCGCGCGACACACCGCCAAGGCACCCCACAGTCGGGGCAGGTCCAGTTCAGACCCAGCTTCCCCTGCGGCAGTCGGCACTCATGCAGGTCCCACACCCACTCATCCGTCACTCCTTCGACACCTCGTTGATCAGCCGCCCGAACGCCGCGTTCGCCGCCACCACCTTCTGCGTCAGGTCCCGAAACTCCCCCTCCAACTTCACCATCTGCTGGTACATCCGCTCGAGCCTGATCCGGTCTGCTTCGTCCATAACCCCATACTGTCACACGTTATGCGCGCATGTACCCCATGTCCCTGTCTGCTGTAGAGGGAAGTGTGAAAGCCAGATGCGTAACCGTCACACGGTAAAACCCCAGGTCACAGCCACACACCAGGCCAAAGAGCGGGGGCTAAACGGGCAAGCCGGGCAAAACGGGCATACCGGGGGGTCCCGGACAAGCTGGGGCATTGCCGGCACAACGGACGAAGCTCACGCAACGGACATAGCCGGACGAAGCTGGGCATTGCCGGCATACCGGACATGGCGGAATCCCGCCAACCTGTGAGCTTCCTGTGTGTCGGAAACCCGCCTGCATCCAATGACTGGACAGGTAGACCTACGGAGGACACATGAGGTAGACTGACGGAGTCAGGTCAGCAGGGAACGCGCACGCGGACCCGCCTGGCAACCGGAAGTGAGGCCATCATGGTCAGCAAGTTGCAGTCCACCGATGTCGCGACCCCTGCGGAGGTCCTGGCGCGTCAGCAGCAGGAGCGTCTTGACGCGCTCCTGGCAGTGAAGGACCACAAGTCCGACGCCGCGCACGCCATCCTCGCCGCTGTCGGCGACGACATCGCCAACGTCGCATCCGATGAGGCTGTCCAGTCATCGGACGAGCGCGTCCGGTCCCTGACGGAGCAGTTGTCGGACGTTCGGAACGAGCGCGACCGTCTCGTCACGTTCCGCAACGAGCGCATCGCCGCCGCGCTGTCGGTCAAGTTCACCGTGCGCGACATCGCCGACACGTTCCGTGTCTCGCGTGGCACGGTGCAGGGTGTCGCGGACGCGCGTAAGTTGCGCGCCGCGCTCGTGGCGGGTGGGAACAAGAACCCCGGCAACGTGACCGCGCTCATCGGCAAGGTCCAGAACCTGCCGTCGGGCACAAAGGTCGCGGACGTGGTGACGCACGCGCGGGAGACGGGTGAGGTTCTGAAGCCCGAGCCGACGAGCACGCGCACCGTCAGCGGCAAGACGGCGGCCGCGCGCCTGTCCGGCGCGGTCGACGCCATCGAGGCGGCAACGTCCGTCGGCGACGACGAGATCGGCGCCATCCGCGACATGCTCCGCAGGATCGAGCGGAACATGGTGAAGCGCGTCGCCGACAACGCGGCCGCCGCGCGGGAGGCGGCCAAAGCCTGACCCGCACGGGTGGGTGCCACGCGGGGATGGCACCCACCCACTACCCACCTACCACGTACTAACCGGAAGTGAGTACCGCCATGATCCGCATAACCATCGTGACCGGCCACGGTCTATTCATGATCTGCAACCGTCGCACCGTGCCCGCGCGTGACGTTGCCAACGTCGCGGACCTGTGGGTCCGAGAGGGTCACGTCGTCCTCCGAGGATGGTATTTCTCGGATGTCGAGCGTGCCATGCGCTGACCGTCATGGTCGGTCCCCTGGCCAGTCACTGGTCAGGGTGCCGGGCCACGGTGGCCAGAACCGTTCTGACACCTTGCCTAACCGGAAGTGAGGCAACCATGCTCCGATTCATTCGTGCGATGTGGCGCACGTTCATCGGGACCGACTGTGTGGCCGATGGGTCATGCTGCCGCGACCTCGGCGATGTCCAGTGAGGCGCGCGTCTGCCGCCATCGTCGCGGCCGTGGCCGTGGCCGTCGGGGGATGCGGTCCCGTCCAGTCATCGGACAGGGACGGCACATGGTCCCTGACGTACACCCTGCCGTCGCACCCGGCACCATGTGCGGTCGAGGATCAGACGACACCATGCCGCTGGGATGCCACTGCCTCTGGCAATGGTGTTGGTGACTCGTTCACCGTCGGCACATCGCCGACCGGCTACGTCGTCGCGTACGACAACGGCACGGTCCTGTTCTTCAAGGACCCCGACGCGCCGGCGAGTACGGCCATCGTCACCTGCCCGTTCGGCGAATGGGTGACCCCGTTCGACGACAACGGCCACACGTCGTGGACGTGTGAAGGTCCCTGACCAGTCACTGGCCGGGGCGAGGACCACTCGCCCCGGCCCAACCGGAAGGAAAGTCATGACCCACTCACCCCAACAGTGGTACGGGCACACGCTGACCCGCATCCTCGGGCCTGGCCCGGACGGGTCGGAGGTGTACCGCTGGCAGATCACCTGCGGTGACACCGAACCGGCCTGGCACACCGACGAGTGTGCCCGACTCGACGGGCAGGCGTACCGCAACGTCGCGGCAGCGCGCCGGCAGGTGTCAGCCGTCAGCCCGATGCGACGGTGGCGGTTCCACCGTGTCGCGTGCTCGCTCTGCGGGGAGCTCGACGTGGCGCACATGCCCGAGGTCGCCGACCAGATCGGCCGCGCCCACCGTGGGCACACGTCCAACCTGCACATCATCACCGTGACGCCGTCCCGATGAGGTGCGAATGCCCCTGGCCAGTGACTGGTCGGGGGCATTCGGCGTGCTCGGACGAGCTTCGATCGGTGTTCAGTTACCGGACACTTTCGAGCCGGCAGGTAGACATATACCGGACATATGTGGTATAATAGACACATAGGGCAGAGAACTGCCCGAGAGTAGGACCCCCGTCCAGTCATTGAACGGGTCAATGAACGGCGGTCAATGAACGACCGCCCACCCAACCGGAAGAAGGGTTAGCGATGGCGCATATCCCGCACCACCTCACCATCCTCGGCACCGACGGCCGCACCTACACCAACGCCTCCGTGATGAAGGCGGACTGGAACGCCGGCAAGGACTTCGTCCCCACCTCGGGCGGACCGAGGGTCAACAAGGAGGACGCCGACCGATACGACATCGGCATCGTCGGTCGGTACGGTCCGTACCTCACCCGCCTGGTCACGCTGCGGAAGCGGGGTGCGAAGTGATCCAGTCACTGGCCAAGGCCCTGGCCCATATCGCCACCAGCATGCTGGCGTCATCCGGCCTGCCCCGATGGGGTGGTCGGTGATGGCGTGGGCAAGCGACGTGAAAGCCGGCGATGAGGTGATCATCGGTGGCCGGTGGCTGTTCATCCGCGAGATTGTCAAGCGGCCCAGCGGCAGCCTGGCCTTCACCTTCATGGACCGGGAGGGGTACCCGGCAGCGGGCAGCCTAGTCAAGCGACCCGACGAGTGGGTGCCCATCCTCGACCGTCAACCGGGGCGGAAGCCGCCGACCCCGAAGCACCGGGAGACCCAACTTCCGGTGGCGAAGCAGTGCACCCTCAACCGGTACCACGCACGGCATCGGTGGTGGTCACGCAAGGACCAGCGTTACTACAACTGCGCCGGGAGGCACTGATGGCTGACCAGTCACTGGCCGAGATAGTCAAGGAGGCTCGGCGCATCCAGCGGGAGATGAACAACCTGCTGGAACTACGGGACCGGGTCATCGTGGTGGCCCTCGAGAACGGCCTGTCCCAACGGCAGGTCGCCGCCCACCTGCAGGTGTCACCGACCACGGTGAACCACGTCGCCCAGGCCCGGCAGTTGTCCACCTACATCGAGGAACTCGGGCACACCCCGCCCCCGCTGCGGACCCTGATCAGCCGGCTGGGCAACCGCTCGTTCACCGAGGTCAAGGCCATGATCGAGGGCGGTGAACTGTGAACCAGTCACTGGACGACAACGAGGTCACGGCCACCGTCACCCACGTCAAGCGCAACGGTGACTTCTTCATCGTCGACGTGGTCTACACCACCACCGACGGCGGACGGCTCGAGCAGCAGTCCGTGTTTTGGGAATGGGAAGGGTCGATCTGTACCTGCCCGATGGCCCATCAGGGCAAGGCAGTGAAGGTCGACCAACCAACTATCGACCGGCTCGGGAAGGACCTGAGTGCGGAGTGGATCGTCGCGTTCTATGGCGGACGCACGACGGAGGGAGATTGACATGTGGAACCTGACCGACCCGAGCAAGACCCTGGACGGGGTGACCGTGGCCCCCGGCCTGTACGTGTGGGACTACGACCTGCGGCGGGGCATCGTCCTCGAGGTGGAGTACACCGAGCCGCTGCGGGAGGGGCAGAAGGCCCCGGTCACCTGGTGGAAGGTGCGCCAGGTCAACGAGGACGGCACGCCCGGCGAGCGGACCAAGATGTTCGACGCCTCCCGGATGTGGGCACGCCACCCGTCCACCGGCAAGCCGGCAGCGGACTTCGTCCAGTCATCGGTCAAGAGGGGGGCGTGATGGTCACCGGCTACGAGCGTGACATGTACAACGACATCAGCCAGATCGCCCGGTCAATGGAGCGCACGGCGGGCCACCTCGAGGCCATCGCTGTGGTGCAGCAGCAGCTCCTGGCCGGCATCACGCCGCCGAACTACCCGCCCGACTCGTTCCCTCGGGCGGTGCCGACGTGGTTCCTGACCTCGCTGAACTCGGCGGTCAGGGACGCCGGCGAGATTGGCGACGAGGACCTGCTGTCGTCATCGGACCCGGAGTTCCTGGCCACCACCCTGGCGGCGCTGATCTGGCCGGACATCGTGGCGCAGGCGCACGGCACTGACGAGACGCCGGATCGGATGGCGCAGCAGGCCAACGTCACCGATCCGGGCGGTCAGCGGCAGGACAACTTCGACCAGTCACTGGATGACGGCACCCCGCTGACTGACCGAGAGCGGGAGTTCGTGGTCAAGGCGCTGCGGAAGGCGGCCGAATGCTGGGCCGGCGAGGCA